TGGCCATGCCGTTGATGTTCACGTTCCCATTGGTCCATCAACTCATCCACACGTTGGGCGTTACGCCCTCCTCCTCCATAGAGATATATCATTTTCATCAGTTGGCCGGGATAGCCTCGCTCACTTGCACCTCTGAATAGATTTATGCGCTCTAACTGATGATAACGTGCAAGTTTCGTTGATTCAGTGCCCATTGTGGTTGAGTCTGATGTCATGTCTCCACGACTGGGCCTTGCACTCATGGCTTTCTTTGCCAGTATTGCAGCCGCTTGAGGTGAAGCACCTACCCAGTCATCTCTGTGGAGAACTTCTTTCAGAGGCACTGCAGAACGTCGAGGGGGTGCCGTGCCTGAAGAGTGCCAACCGGAACCTTGCGCACCACCACCAATTCTTTCACGCCGTTCTCTTGGCGCAATCTGAATACGTTTGTCTTCGCCTCTGAACCATTGTTTCCCTGCAGCAGGTGCAGGGGCTTCTTTCCTCAATAAAACGTCAGCCATAAATGCGGCTATTTGGTCATCGTGCTTATTGAGAAGCACATTGGAACGAGATGCGCTCAATGTTGCGAAGTAGAGTTCAGCAGCCTCTTCGATTGGGTGATGGTCGAAGATGAAGGCTTTCATGAAGTCCGACTTTGCCCGTGCATAGAACTCTGCGGGCCCTTCAACAACCACACCAACACCACCTCAATCACGGGCAATGTTCTGCACTGCCTTTTTCAATGTGAATGTGCGGTCCTCGATTGTGTATAGTCCGACAGGCACACTGTCATCCCCAGTAACGTGAGCGTCTAATGCACCATCACCTTCATGCGGATTCGCGTTCACAAATGTGACATTCTCTGCTTTCGGTGTGGTCTTCTTCACATCTTCGACTGGGTGCCTGTCTTGATTGGTCCAGTAATGCATTGGGCGAGTCGCCTCGACACCTGTTACGTTAGAGAAATCATCTTGACGACACATGACATCATCCAAATCTTTCGCCTTCTCAATAAGCGCATCCACTTCAGGTGCGCATTCTCCTGCTGCTACTTTCATTGGTTTCATCAAACGTGCCTCCCTTCTGCTACTGCGGCCTCATGAGCCATTGCGTGAATATCATCCCATCCCATCTCATGCCATTCCTCGTTACTGGAAGGCATTTCAATACCCATTGCTGAATCTACACCACTGGCCTTACTGATAACATCATCAACATCGCCACGTAGAGGGTCGCCCCAAACATCAGTCGATGCAGGGCTGACTGCGCGCACATACCCTGCGCGTTTGAGAATGGCCATAGGGTTCCTCAATGCTGCACCTTGCTCGGTGATTCTTGCGTCCATCTGTTCCATTTTAGTGATGAGTGCGTTCATCAAAGTCATGACGGAGGAATCTTCTGACATTTAGACCCCTCATAGATGAGTGCCGGGAGAGCGGTGAGGTTGGAATCGGCTACCGATGCGATTAGGGGCGATGATGCCCAATGGGCGCTCTTGCGTCTCACTCACATATTCAATCTTGTTGAATTGCATGACTGGGACACCACCTGCATACATATCATTAGGACCAACAGCCTGATTGTTTGAGATTTCTGATTTGTAAATCTCTGTCACATCATCAGCAAGATAATCACTGGTCTGTGAAATCGCTCGCAACAATTGCTGTGCAGCGACAAGGTCTTCATCTTCTAAAGCCTGTTTGAACTGGCTCAAATTACTCTCCAACTTACGGACCATAGGGTCCATCTTCACTACCAATGAGGTCGCCATCGGTATTGCGCACATACTTACAGGTCTTGAACCTATCGCGGGAGATTAGAGTCCTTCTGCTTACCTTCTTTGGGGTTCTTCGCTGCGTCAATAGAGTCCAATGCTTGCTCTATGGGTGTTTTTTCAGAGCCACGCTGCCCCTTCTTCCCACCTGTGGGGTGCCCAGTCAGACCTTGCACATTCTCCACAGGGGCTGGGCCTCTATCTCTCAAGCCCTTCGATTCACCCAAACCGAGAATCTTCTCTATCTCGTCAGCCTTCATCATGGCGGGCATGATATTGCCTGTAGCAGACCCTCCACCATAAGGCACACCACCTGCCCTTGCTGCGTTCATCATATTACCCATAGGCACAGGTGACTGTTGTTGCATACCTCCGGGTGGTGGACCGCTTGTTGGTGGTGCACCGCCTCCGGGTGGTGGAC